TTTCGCTAGCGGGACGACGGGGTGGAGTGATATTACTGCCTCTCTGTCCGTTGTTGGCGGTGAGGGCGTCGTTACCGCTGCATCCGGTTTCGGCTATGTGCGGCAGGTCATAACGACGGTTGTGGGAAAGACCTATCAGGTCACTTGCTCTGCCCGTGTCGGGACTACAAACAGGGTTACTTTTTCGCTTGGTGGCACTGCCGCTGAAACCACCTCGTCCACAACAACCTCACTTCGCCTTTTGTACACGGCCACGGCAACATCAGCAAACCTCTGGCTACAAGTAGCTAACGCAGGGACTGCCATCTTCGACAACATCAGCGTCCGCGAACTAGCAGGCAACCACGCCACCCAAGCCACCATCGCGGCGCGTCCCACTTACAGCATTGAGCCTGTCGGCGGGCGGCGGAATTTGCTGCTTCAGACGGAAGCACCGACTAATGCGGCGTGGGTGACATCTGGAACCTCGACGGTAACGTCTGGAATTACAGACCCAGATGGCGGCTCTACTGCCTTCACCGTGAAGAACACAGGCGCGGGCAGCGCGGCCCGTTATCAGGTTGCCACTGTAGTTTCTGGGCAGACCTATACAAACTCCATCTGGCTTCGCCGCCGCTTGGGAACAGGCACTATCTCCGTTCTTGCAATCAACGGGCAAGGCGGGGTAGGTCAGGCTGTCACGCTAACATCCGCTTGGCAAAGGTTTGTCGCGCCCGCTGGGTTTACTAACGTGGCGTCCTCAACCACTGGCTACATGGGCTTTGAAATCGGTACTGCTGGCGATGAAATTGACATCTGGCATCCGCAACTAGAAACCGGCTCCACCGCCACAAATTACCAGCGCGTCACCACACAGCACGATGTCACCGAGGCGGGCGTGGCGAGTGTGAGCTACCTGTATTTCGATGGTGCGGACGATGCGATGGCGACCTCCACGATTACTCCGGGCATCGACAAGGCTCAGGTCTTTGCTGGGGTGCGGAAGCTGTCGGATGCGGTGGGCAGCATTGTTGGCGGAAACGGGAACACCGCCGTCCAGTTTGAAATCTTGTCCACGGGCTGGAGCACACCCGCATCAAAATATGGCGCAGCATTTTACACAAACGCGTTATCGATAGCAGACACCGCAGCGAACTTTGCGCCCCCACGTACTGATGTGCTGGCGTGGCGCCTTGATACTGCCGGTGCCGCCAATACCGATAGGCTCAAGCTAAACGTAAATGCTGCGCCCCAGACGCTGAATATGCCGCTACCCGTAACGGCTACCGCTAATTTCACGGCGCTGCCTCTCTATATCAACGCACGCAGCGGCACATCGCTGTTCTTCCAAGGCCACCTTTATTCCTTGGTTGTGAGATTCGGAGCCAATCTTGACGCAACAGTTATCTCCAGCACAGAGACTTTTGTGGCGGGAAAAACCGGAGTAACCTTGTAATGGTCAACCCAGTAAAGAAGATTGACGAACAGTTTTTTGCCGAACGCATGGTAGTGGACGAGGCGACAGGTTGCCACGAATGGCAACGGCATGTGAGCCAAAATGGGTATGGCACCGTAAAGCATAAGCGAAAGCAATGGCCAGCACACCGCTTCATGTGGGCCTACAAAAACGGCGACATCCCTGATGGAATGGTAATTTGTCATAAGTGCGACAATCGTTGCTGCATCAATCCTGACCACCTGTTCCTTGGCACGACCCAAGACAACGTGGACGACAAGATGAAAAAAGGCAGGTTCACGCCGCTTCGTGGCGAGAAAAGTGGAACAGCGAAACTCAAGGAGCAGGACGTTATTTCTATTCTGCGCGATAGCCGACCACAGGCAAAAATCGCAAAGGATTACGGTGTCTCGCAATCCAACATCTGTCTGATTAAGCAGCGCAAGGCATGGCAAGAGGTGACCCTATGACCCGCATCACAGCCGCCGCACCCGAAGCCCTCATCTACGAGTGCAACCAACTTGCAATGGTCCTCGCCTACAGCGTGGCGGACGGCCTGACCTACACCGGCCTCAACTGGCAGGACGCGGACGGCAACTTGTACGCCGCCGCAAGCTGGGAAGCCTCGGACGCATGGGTGGAGAGCGTGTCACAGCCCCTCGTCAGGCCCGCTTGGGACACTGAGGAGGCTATCGACATGCCCGCCGCCGAAGCCGCTCAGGCGGCGCTGGTGTTCAGCACGGAGCCTGTGCTGGCAATTCCGGATAAGCTGACGGCTCTCAGCGGGCCTGACGCTGTTGCTGCCCTTGGCCTTATGGGGCTGGTGCCGGTCGATGCGGCTCCCTGATGGCGAGGGGCAGCGCCGCAAGGATGTAATCAACCGTCACCTGGCCGCCGGCAGCACATTCCGCGCGGCGGCCAGCGAACTGGGCATCGCGCCGAACTCCCTCGTCATGTGGTGGCGGGATAACAACCGGGACCGCGCCGTACAGACTGCAATGGATGCGGTCGGCACGGGGCTGGTTCCGCATTCCATGTGGACGAAGGTGTTGCCAAAAGATGGGGAGCCGGGTTTTTCCGTCTACCACAAGATTGAGCAACCACCGGAGGACATCGCCGAGCGCATAAGGGCGGCGCTCGAAGGCCTCACCCCGGCAGAGCCAGTCATCCCCCCGGAAAGCGTCATGGCCGACCTGTGCGCGGTTTTTCCACTCATGGACGCCCACGTCGGGATGCGGGCGCGCTCGGCGGAAACGGGCGGCCAGGACTATGACCTTGCCCACGCGGCTTTGGACATGCGGACGGCCTTCGCCAAGGTTCTGGCCCTGACGCCAGCCGCCGAGGCCGCGGTGCTTATCGTCGGGGGTGATTATTTTCACAGCGACGACAGCCGGGCGGAGACGCCGAAGTCCCACCACAAACTGGACATGGACGGGCGCTACGGCGAGGTTCTGGACATCGGCATCGCCATCCTGGCCGAGACGATAGGCCGCCTGCTTGCAAAGCACGCCCGCCTCACGGTTCGCGTGCTTCGTGGCAACCATGACCCGCATAGCCATATGGTGCTGACCTTCGCCCTGGGCGAACGCTACCGGGAAGACCCGCGTGTGACCGTGGACAAGTCCCCGCGCGATTTATTTATGAAGCAGTGGGGCAGGTGCGCGATATTCGCCCACCACGGCGACCTGGGAAAGCCGCAGCAGATGGCGCTGTATCTCTCCGACATATGCCCGTTCTGGTCCGCGACCCGTCACCGGCACTATCTGACGGGCCACACGCACCATGACCACGCCAAGGACCTGGGGCCTCTCAGGTGGGAGAGCCTTCGGGCGTTCTGCCCACCGGACGCATATGCCAGTTCGATGGGCTATGGCGGCAGGCGGGCGCTGCAGAGCCTGACGTTTCACAAGCAGGACGGGCTGGTGCTGCGGGCGCTGGACCCGATTGAGCGCATGTAGGTAATCGTTTGCAGGGGCTGGTTGATTTCCAAAGAATGTGGCGCATTCGGTTAGTGATCGACCAAAACGAAACCATGAGTTCCGGCGCCCCTGCGTTGACCTGATTACATGCCCGTGTCGGGGTACGCAATATGGTTTTCATCGTAGTAAGCGTCCGTCACGATGGCGGCGATCATTTCCGTCACCGTGCCGTCCGGGGGAACCTGCGCTTCCAGCCAGTGCCGCACCTCCGGCTGCAGGGACCGCAGCAGGTGGCCCATGTTGCCGCCGATCGGGCCTTCGATCAAGCCGGCCGCCCTGGCGCGGCTGATGTAGCCATTGACCGTGACCCGCGCCACGCCCATGCGTTCGGCGATCATCTCGGTGTCCAGCTTGGCATTATGCAGGCGCGCGGCGTGCTCGACGACCGTCTCGTTTTTATGTGTCATGTTCGTGCTCCATGGGGCTTCGTTTATTATGCGGGACAGGATCTACGGCCTTGCGTTCGTAGAACCTGACGTGCGCTTCCAGGGAGGCGATCCTGCTTACCGCCTCTGTCAGTACGTTGGCCATGTGCGGCCAATGCAAAGTAGGCCCGTTTGCCAAGACAGCGAGGTGCGTAAGGCGGGTCTTGATGTCACTCATGGCTGGTCCCCTTGCGGATAGGGGGCGGGTAAGTTGCCGAACCGCAGCAATATTCGTTGCAGTTGTCGTCGCCGTAATGACAATCGCGTCCGCATTGCATGAATCCAGTGGGCCACTTTGGCTTTCCAAATAGCACGATCCATGGCCCGACATGCGCGCCCCAGCGCAACCCGTAATAGCTGGCCTCGGTGATGCTGAAGCCCCATGTCGGCACGCGTC